GCCAATTTCCTGCTTTTTCTGCTTTGAATTGTTCTTGCAAACTCCACACGCCCGATGCCACGGTGTCGGTTGGATTGTTTGCTACTCCAATAATCCCGCCGTTACCGATAGGCATTAGCTGATCTCCTCGTAGCTGCACACAACCTTGAGATCACTAGCAGCAGATGCGGTCGCACCGATTGATTTGTCTTCTTCCAAATACAGGCCAGTTGATTTATCAATCACCACCAGGGAAGCATCCGCAGGGACGGACACCGTGCTGACAATCTGCGTGGCGGTGCCACCAATGTCATCCTCTGAGTAGAGACTTATTGTGATGTCGGCTGCGCTAGACCCGTCCACATTGGACACGATCAGGGAGTTGATCTTGAACACCTTGCCAGAGCTGGCAGCGTTACTGACCACCGCCGTGGCATTGGTTGTGGTGAGATCCACCACGGCAGTCTTGCCGGTGATGGTGGTTACTGAAACGATATTAGGTGCTGCCATGATTTATCCTCCGAATACAATTGACATTGCTATGGATTTGCCTGTGCTAGCAGGCGTGAATCCAAGTTTGTCTGTTACAGACGTAGAGGCTAACTTTGCAGCAGTAACAGCATCATTTTGAATATCGGCAGTCTCGACTACATTGTTGTCAAGTTCAGTAGCCTTTGGTGCTGGGGGTGCTCCGAGGTACGCCATTACGAGATCTCCAGGACCGAGGCGATCACATCAGCAGACGAGGCTGCAGACGACACGACTTTGAGTGCGTCCCCATTTTCTAGGACTAGCTTCTGGTCTCCACCAATCGGCACTAGTGCGCCACCAGTTGGCACGGTCGCATCCTTGACTAGATAGAAGTCGTTACCACTCACCGTGATGTAAACATCGACCGTTATTGGAGAAGCAGAGACATTAGCCACCGTCATTCCGATCACAGTCGTCGCTGTACTAGCCGTAACGATTGTTGCTGCAGAAGTTCCGACTGCGGCAGATGTGTAATTTTTAAAGACGTTCGCCATATCTACCCCAGTGCAATTGCCAAGGCCACAGCCGTACCAGCTGGGTCAACTTGAAGATTAGTCTGCGCAGTCGCTACGCTACCCAGGTCACTCAGGTTGTTAGCCGCAACAAGCTTCCCGCCAAGTTCCGTGTTGAGATTGATGAAGTTGTCATCGACCTCGTCGTTCGTTAGCGGGGAGCCTTTGCCAGCTCTGGTGACAATCGTAGCCATTACGAGACCGTGATCTGCCAGGTGATAGTCATAGCGTCGTTAGCGCCTTTGTTCACCACGCTAAACACAGTACGGCAGAGCAGCGTGCCACCGGAAGAAGCGTTCAGAATACCCGCCTCAACCACTGCACCTGTGCCCGTACCGGCTGGGAACGTAGCAACATAAGTAACGACTGCACCCGAAGAAGTATCAGAAGTTAGACCAACGCGGCCGAGTTCTGAGCCAAGAGCCGTATCACCAACATCTGCTGCAGTGTTATCAGCACCGATGGCCATATGGCTCATCTCAGTGGGGGTACCCACCATGCGTGCAGCGATAAACTCTTTACCTGTCGTAACGACCAAGTTATTGATGTCGCGGGTGTCTTTGAGTTCGCCAGACTGGTCAAACAGCTTGATGCTGACCTTACCGGTGATCTTGATGTTTTCCTGAATCATGTCCTGCTCCTATGTAAAAGTCCGGGATTCCCCGACGTAATCTTCTGCAAAATAGGTAATATCACAGTATCCCTGCGCTATCAAGCTCCCCGCATCATCTACACCTATCGAGTCGCTCAGCCCCTTGCCTGCGTCTTTAGTAAGCGCTTCTGCCACAGAAATAGAGTCTGCAACTGGGCGCTCAAAAAGGATTGCAGCAGACTCAGAAACAACAATTGAGTCTGACTTACCGAGGGATGCGGCAAATGCGATTTCGTCAATAGGAATAGCTGAATCAAACAGGGCTTTGGCTGTAGCAAGGGCTACGGCGTCTAGCGGCTCTGCAGAATCTGAAAGCACCCGATCGTGGTCAATTACTGCCGCATCGGAAACAAACGCCATATTGGTGAAAGACGCCTCGAAGTCAAAGGCAATCCCGTCATCAATATCAGCCAGGTCGTTAATGGCTACGCCGTCGGAAATTAGCTTGGCGACATCTACTACTTGAGCATCAGCCGTTGACGTTGAGTCTGCCAAGCTTTTGGCAAAGTCGATAACTTGTGTGTCTGTAGCCCCAACCGAGTCTGCAAAATCTCGGATAAATATCAGCAACAGATGGACGTTCTCAGCAAACGATACGGAGTCTGCAAGTGCCTTATCTACCGCAAAGACCTGAGAATCTGCCGTACTGACTGTATTTGAGAAGCTCTTGATCGCCTCGATTGCTACTTGGTCTACAACAACAAACGAATTAAAGACAATCGGGTTGCGGTTAAGTGTGTCTAGAGAGGCTTCGACTTTAAGAGCAATGTACTGTACAAAGGCAGCAGGCAGCACATAGGATACATCCGCTTGCACATCAACTACTGAGATGCCAGCGCGTAATTTCCTATAGCTGAGATCCGCCTTGGCACCAATGGCCATTAGAAGTCCTCACGCAAATAGAAATTCAGAACGTCAAAAACCGTCTGAACCTGCCCATCTGAGAAAGTGATTTCAATTTCGCCTTGGTAGTTACCCTGGGGGCCATCTAAGGAGGTGGGGTCTGAGGCCCAGTAAAACTCAACAACCCCGTTAGCAGCATCAGTAACTGTGCCGGTAAGCGTTGTTTTGAGAGTTGTAGAGCTTTGCTCACGGAACTTCAGGCGGCAAGTAGCACCAGACAGGCTAACGGGAGCACCCGTATTGTCGTCAGTAATTGTGCACACTAGCGCTGGGCGGGTATCCCCTTGGACTAATCTAATGACGCTCATATAACCCTCTGGAATTCAATTGACCCAGACGCCCGCGTCAGGCCACGATTTACCCTAGTTTTGACCTCACCAATGGCTGAGCGGAACATCATCAGATACTCCCGAGCCATCGTCTTGTCAGTATAGGACTGTTTTGGAGTACCGTACAGCCTTCCACGGGCTCCGTAGCTAATCTGCTCCACGAACTCTTGATACAGGCTTTCAGGCACCTCAGTGGCGTCCCTCGTCGGGGCAAGCGAGGCTCGAATCCTAAGAATTTCGTCAGTGACTGTTTCCAAATATGGCACAAGCTGGATCTCAGGGTAGACAACCCGCGTGATATACGCAGTTGACCCTTTGAGGCTGCGCCAGTCTGTAGCTCGGTAGATGCGAGCAAGCTCTTCGCTGCTCTTGGGAATAATCAGTCGATCACCAATGTAGGCCTCAACCAGGTCTACAAACTTCATGTCTGGAGGTGTCTGGATGATGTAACTGGCTTTGTTGTCCTGCAGCGTGATGGGGTCGATATCCACCTGGATGACCCGTGTCTTCTCGCAAAACTCAATTGCTGCATTGCGAAGAGAATTGAGGGCGACAAACTCCGGTACGTCGGGGACGTACTGCATAACTTCTGGGAGAAAGTCAGTGAGGGGGACGGTTAGACCAATTGAACTCACCTATCACTCCTCTAATTTTGCGTTGGGGTCGAACTCGTTGTCTACTTTATCCCGGTTGGGGAACGCGCTCAAGAATGTAGACAGGTACCCGCTAGCCAACTGTATACCAGCTGCGTACTCTGCGTCTTTGCTATTCGCACGATACAACACATAGTCCAACAAAACTGGCTCGTAAATGTCGTTGATTGCGATGGCAGTTGATTCAGAAGTGATGTTCGCCGGTGTGTATGCGTAGATAAGTTCTACATAGCCCTGCCCTGTATTAGGCGGGTAGATGTGGAAAGAGACTTTGTCCTCTTTATCCACCATGTAGTTTTGGACCACATTGTTTGGCCGCTGGCTGTGCCAGTTGGGGTAGATGCTATCTACCAAATCGCGGGACACAAGCCGGACTGCACGCCCAGGAGTTGTGCCGTTGGTACCCATATTGCGCACGACATCAAGCAGCTTCCAGCCATCGCTGGGGATGTTTTGCTTTGTACCAGCTACAAGCTGGATAACGGCTGATTTGTCGTTCGTACCTGGAGACAACACGCAGACTTGCCGCTGCCCGAGGTTGACATAAGACAGTAGCTCCGCACGAGTCCAGCGAGTATTGCCCTGGTCTAGGAGGAGCGTCGCTGCTTTATCGATAATTGACCCAGCTGTAACCGTGCCCATATCTATCCTAAAAGGTAGGGGCCGAAGCCCCTATTTCCTACTATTACGGGTTTTCCAGAGCCTCAACGCGGGCTTCCAGAGCTGCGAACTGAGCAGCAATGTAGTTAGCCAAAACTGCTGGCATGCCCAGTGCTACGAGTTGATCTGCAGACATAACATTCTCCTTTAAAAAGTGGGCGGGGTTTTACCCCCGCCCGTTGGATTAGCCAGCTGCGAGCAGAAGGGCCAGACCATCGGCTTGAGCAACCTTGTAGCCGTAGACGTTCAATCCACGGATCAGGGTACCGAAGTCGTTGGGGTTCTGGAGGCTCTCGACCTTAGCGATCTGCGATGCGAAGGTGATGGCCGACTTGTGACCAGCCATGATCGCGTGACGCTTAGCCGTACCCTGAGAAGCACCACCCGAAAAGTCTTCGTTGAGAGCAGCACGGGGAACCAGGTTCGACACGTAGACGGTAAAGCGATCGATCACGCCGATCTTGCCGTTACGGAGAATCGAGCTGGGGTCGCCCATGAACTGAGCCTGAGCCAGATTGGACTGCATGAGGATCTGACGCTCGGTCGGGGTGATGATGAGCCAGCGGTCGGTCTCAGGCACGTTGGCCTCGTCCAGCACGCTCGACAGGGCAGTGATGCTCTGAAGGATGTTGGCAGCAGCCAGAGTGACAGGAGAAGCGTCCGTACCAAGGTTGTAGCCACCGGAGATCTTACCGGCAGTCGCGCCCTTGTTGGTGGAAGCGCCCTGGTCGAAGGTGCCCTTGAGCGTATCGGTGTCGATAGCGATCTTCATCTGCATAGCAGCGTCGTTCGTAAAGACATCCATCAGCTTGGGCTTGGCCTGGAGCTCAAGCACGTCGTTGACGTTCACGCCGAAGTACTTGCCCTTATCGATCGTCAGGCTGATGGTCGAAGGAGCAGGAATCTCATAGGCGAGGTTCTGACCGATGCTGTAGTTGTTGATGGTGATCGTGGGGATGGTGTTGATAATCACCGTGTCACCCATGTTCGTGATGTCGCCTTGCCAATCGGTGTTGGCGATCTCACCAAAAACAGTAGCGGCGTAGAACTTCTGAGCCAGCTTGCCCGACCAGAGGGCGGGGATGAAGGAACCCGAGTAGGCGGTACCAGCATAAGTCTGGGCGCCCGTGGGGGAGTTAAAAGTTGCTACTGCTGGACTACCCGAGGTATTAATTGGGTAGGTTGCGCCTGCGGTGATGGTAGACATGCTACTTCCTTTCTGTAAAAAAACTCTAGGTTGTCGCCGCTACCATCCCTCGGGGTTGTCTATCGGACTCGTCCTTGAGCGACAGCGGCATTGATTTCTTTTTCCATGCGAGCCGCCTCGTCGTTGTCAATGAAACCGCGTCTCCAATCATTGTAGAACTGTTCGATCTCCTGTTGCGTGAAGATCCTCTGGTTCGACGCCGATGCAGCCGGTGGTGTCGTTGAGCGCGAGCGGGTCGGCGCTACTTGACGTTGAAGATTCGGCCTCTGGGTCTCAACCTGGGGTGGCGGGGCTATCGTCTGCTTATAGGTATTGAAGATCTTCGCAACGCGAACAACATCCAACACATCATAAGCAGAGGTCAAAGCGGCCTGCCGTGGTACTCCGTAAACTGGATCGACCTGCTGGAGCCATTCCAAGAAACCCGGATCTGTGTTCAGGGCCTCCCAATCTGGCACTTGCTGGCCTAATCCCATCAGGAATCGGTCCTTATCGGACACTACCTGACGCTCGGATACGGACCCAAGCTCAGACTTCAGTTTGTTGATCTCAGCAACTAGCTCGGCTTCTCGCTGACTATATCCACTAATCTTGGATTCAGCTGCCCGCTCGATCAAGTCGATCAGATCAGGACCAAACGCTTCTCTGTCTTGTTCAGTGATAAGAGTCTTCTGTGGCTCTGGCGCTTTAGTGGCCTTGGCTTCAGCTGCGGCTTTATCTGCCATCAACTGCTGCATCTGCGCTTTCATCTCACGCAGGTCTGCATGAAGCCTTGGTACCTCCGCGTCGTACATGCCTTTTAGCGTGTGGTATTTGTTCTCCCACTTGCTCTCGGGCACATCCTTAGCTACAGGCGGCTCTTGCGAAACGGTTTGCTGCGGCTCAGCAAAGTTGTTATCGGGCGGCGGATCTTCTGGGCCAGTCTCCGGGAGTTCTACAGGTGGATCCTGCGGTTCTTCGGTCTTCTCACCAGTCATCTGTGCTACCAACTCATCTGCTGCTTCAACTTGTTGTTGAATTGCCTTGGGCAATGCCATTTCTATCTCCTTAGCTCCGACTCTCACCTCACGCTCCGCCTCAACGGTCTGCGCTACGCGATAACGGTCTGCTACAACGGTTAAAAGAGACCTGCTCCGCCTCGACGGTCTGCCGGTCTACGTAACTTCTCGATCAGTTCTCCTGACCGCCCTACTAGTTCGAGCATCTCCTCGAACACTGCCGCCTCACCTTGGAGACGGTAGATTTGGTTGCCATCTGCTACTACAAGCTTCTTGAGGCTCTCTGCTTGGCAGTTCCTCAGATACTCAAGTAGCGGGGCAAATTCTTCCGACCTAAGTAATCCGAAACAACGAGCTACTCGCTCGTCAACACGAACCACTTATTTGCACATTCCGTCGGTTTTAGCCGACGCTTGAGCGTATTCCTTACCGCCACGCATATCGAGCGAGACGGGGCCTTTACCACCGGTATTAACAGGACCGCCTTTGGTCATGCCGTCAGTCTTGGCAGACTCTTGAGCCATCTCAGTTTTACCGCGCTTAAGCATTCCAATAACGTCAGCCATTTTGGCCTCCTTTCAATAACTAGCCAGATATATACA